TAGATGAAGATTGCTTGCTACATGGGTGTTATAAGTTGTTAGTGCAACACCACCAAGTCCAGCAAGAGAAATAGTTACAACTCCAGTTGATCCATTGACACTTGTTACTGCATCTGTAGGTGTTAATAATTCTTGCCAGTTTGCTAGAACACTATAACCTGCAGTTTTTAGAATATAAGACTTATTTAAATCAGTCCGAACTGCAACATCACCTTCTTGTGCTGTTGTTAATGCGAGCATTGCAGTTTGACTTGATACAACAAATGTATTAGTCATTGCAATCTTAGGTACAACACTATCCGCAAGTTTTCCGTTGGCATCTAGGATTGGAACATTCCCATTTCCTGTTCCTGTGTTCTTAGTTGCTGCAGTACCAAGACCTAGTGCTGTAATCTTGGTATCAATTTGTGTATCTACTTTTGCAACGCCTGGTATTTTTAAATAATCTGCTTCAGCAAGTGGTGTTCCAACACTGGCTACTTTATCAGCTTTAGCTATATATAAATGCTCACCATTAAAATCGACCTGTGGTTCTCCGGCTTTTACAGTTCCAATAGATCCAATAAGTGGACCCGTTCCTGCAGTCGTTCTTCTTTTTATTTGAATTGTTGCCATTTCATTTCCTCCTATTTTTTAACAAATACTGATGTGACATTATGAATCGTACTGCCACAACTAAAAGTTACGATCCCGTTTTCATAAACCACTCCAAGTGTATAATCTGAGTTCGCATATCGATATGCAACTGAAGTATTCGAACCAACAAAGATAAAGAGTGCATCCCCTGGTATCGTAACTACTACTGTATTATTGATTGTAACGTATATAATAGACTGTGAAAGTTCCGTTGAGTTTGTACCTGAAAATTGATATATCCCATTTTGAATTTTCGATACTGTTTTTCTCACTGGATAATATCTGTTTAGGATCGAAGTTTCCAGTTCATTAACTCTTGTTTTATCATTCGTTATAAACTTTCTTGAATAGCTTACATTGAGTGTAACAGACGTCGTCGTTTTGGAATACGCACATAAAACAATCTCATATAATCCATCAGTAGTTAAGAGGTTTGTCAGTGAAAGAGATGGATAACTTCCAACTTGTTCTTTTAAATAGATACTTGCTGAATTATCTGATGTGTTAACTCCCAGAACCACATAACCATATTTACTTGAATCCGGTGTTACACCTATTGTTGTCTGACTCTCAACGTATATTATTCGACCGTAGACCGAAATATAGCCGTCACCAAACGTTATTGTGTTATTAGCCAATGTAAACGCGCATTCACTCTTTAAGCCCTTTAGAATGCCAACATCGCTTGAAAACAGGTAATGGTACAGGTCTGAGTCTACCTTTGATGTTACGTTTCCACCTTCAAATGTTACTTTTTGAATTCCCATTAGAATTCACCTCCATCTAGATCTGCATTTGTAATTGTTATATTGCTGACACTTGATCCCGTGTTCTTACTTAATAATTGTATTTTTTCAGTTAACTTCACTCTGTATTCTCCAAGCGTAATTTGTACATAGTTCATTGAACTTTTAAACTTCATCCCAGTTACAATCGAATCATAGCTCTTTTGATTGTGAATAAATGAGATATAGTCTCCAAGATGAAGATTTGTAAATGGGATAAACACTTTGTTATTCATGTCCAGGTTAAATGAAATGTTATGATCTAACTTTGAAGATATCATTTCACTTCTTGCTTTCGTTTCTAATGTTTCATAATCGTTGTCCGTATAGATAAATGATTTAGACATTACACTTGCATATCTATTATCTGATGTTCCATCTTCGGTAATCTCTCCGGTTGTGAGCAAGTAATAAGTTTTTACTTCAGAAAACAAAACATTATCTGTCCTAGGATAAAATATGACTTTATTAATAAGCTGACTTGTTGAATCATTGGTTTCTACATTCAGTATCGATGAGAAATTACTCTTCATCACAATACCTTGGTTCACATGTACGATTTTAAATATAATATTTGAGATACGCCCTCTTAAGAAGCTAACACCAGTTCTAAAACTAATCCCATAACCTTTGGATATGAGTTCAAATATTTTTGACATTGATTCTATCTTATCTGTTTCAAAACTTAAACTTCCATTAACAGAAGCTTCTTTTTCTACTGATAGATAAGTTAGGTTTTGCTTTTCATCACTGTTTATCTTGAAATAAGTAATAATCAAATCATATAAGTATTGTGCAAGATCTCCGGAAACACTAGAAACTGGTATCTCTAAATTAAAAATCTCTCTGAAATCGAGAGATTTTATGATAGTTGTTTGATCATCTGTTAATTCTATACTTTCTAAAATGCCAATATATGAGAATAGTTCACTTTGCAAAACCACAATGTCACCAATCATGGTATTGATATTCGGTTTATTAACTTTGAATGTTGAACGTTGAATTAAAACCATGTCCAGAGTGATCTCATATTCAGGGCCAATAAAGGCATTGTCTTTATATTGAAGTGTTGCTCTATCAAGAAATATAAGTTTCATACTAGATACCTATATAACCTTCTAGGACTGTTACCCTACAGATAGATTCAGTACTTACTCCTGGTTTAAATTCAAGTTCATAATCACCATGGTTTAAAAACAAAAAATTGTCTGTCTCAAAATCCTGATTTCCATAGATATCAATTTCGATTTCATTTTCGGTCAATGTTATGATTTGTTGACTCGGAATAGAGTTGATTATAATCTTCGCATTTGTTGATTCTAAATATAACCTTAATGTTGATATAATCTCACCATTGCGCTTGATATGAAATTCCGGATCAATAACATCTCCATAGATTTCAATAACAAGTGGCGCCTTATCTAGTCCGCTATTTGTGACATTGATTTTTCCTTCATATGAGCTCGAATAATAATATGGATAGCTGTAAGGATAGACCTTTCCGCTACTTGAACCATTCGCGATTATCTCATATGTCTTTTCTTTGAGCCACAAGGATAGTTTCTTAAAGATGATATTACTTTGTATTGTATTTCCTACTAATTCTGCTTTCGATAAGCTCGTTATATCTACAAAGCAATATGCAGAAAAAGCACTGTTTTGATAATGCAATTTAAATTCTTTATTACTCATGCTTATAAAATCCACAAAGGCTTTGTATCCAGCATAACCATTTAAAAATATAAGTGTTTCATTGATTTCTGAAAGCGGGATATTATAATCAGACTTGGAGTAAAAACGATTATACTCAAGATACTTCACATCTAAAGAAAACCCTAATCCACTGACTTGAGAGATGATTGTGTGATTGCGATAATCAAAATAGTAGATATCGCCATATTCATTTTCTAAATAGAATTGTCTAATCAAATGACATTACCTCCGAGTGCTTTATTAATAGAGTCAATATCAAAGGTAGGTGATGTTGTATTGATGGTGATATTGTTTGTGGCATTTGTTGTATTACTATTAGAGCTATTCGATACTGAACTGATGCTTTTTAAATTAAATGCATCTCCAAAGAAATCACCTATTCCACCAAAAAATCCTCCAACTTTGTCGACTGCATTTGATACAAAACTACTTACCCCATCAGTGATATTTGAAGCTAAGTCTCCAATACCTGAAGTAATGTTTCCAAAGATATCTTTTACTTTGCCACCAAGGTCTCCCATTTTGGAAGGCAACTCACCAATCCACTCGAATATTTTTTGTAAAAATTCTACAATTTTCTGAACAACATTCAATACCGGTTTTAATACAGTACTTAAAACTTGAATGGCTGGAACTAAAATGGAGCTTAAAACATTACCTACAAGTGTAATAAGTGGCGCTAATGCATTTAATATTTCAGCAAAGATACTTATTTGTGCGATTAGAGGCATTAGAATTATATCAAGGATAGGAACAAGTAAATCTACTAACATCACTACCAGATTAATAATAACGTCAAGTATAGGTTGCAGTGCAGTCATTAAGCTATCTACAATTGCCAAGATAGGTGGTAGTAACTGCATGAACGTTTCCATGAGGCTTCCAAGTAGTGCTTTAAACTCTTCACTTTGAAATAAAGCCATTGCCAATATGGCAATTAAAGCACCAATTCCAAGAGTTGCAAAGTTAATCCCTGCACCAGCAAAGAGTCCTGCTGTTCCTACTCCTTTTAGTGCCATAGAAGCTATGTTCAACAAAGGACCAACCTTTCCTACAACAGATAATACTGGACCAATCGCTGCTACAAGGCCAACAATGGTTGCGATTATCTTCTTTGTTCCTGAATCTAGATTACTCCACTTTTCAATCCAATCTTTAACAGTTGGAATGATATTGTCTCTAACTTTAATAATTAGTTGTTGCAAAACTGGTAAAACAGTACTTGCTAAATCAACAGCCAAACTAGACAATGCTTGTTTCGTGCGATCAAGTGCATCGGTAAACTCTCCTGCTTGTGCTGCTTGTTCATTGGTAACAATACCTAGTTCTCTTGCTTCGTTTCTTAAACCATTAATTGCATTCGTTTCACTCGATAGGATAGGTAGTACTTCAGTCCCGATTTTCTCACCAAAGAATTCGTTGGCTATACCAACACGGACAGCCTCATCAGCAACATTACTTAATGCATTACGGATCAATTCAAAAGCTTGATCAGCGTCTTTTCCCTTAAGATCATCTACAGTTAAACCGATCATTGCTAAACTGTCGGCAACCTTATCCCCATTACCAGTTGCAATATCCCCTAGAATACCATTTACTTTCGTAAATGCTTTTGTCATGGATTCAGTCGAAGTTCCCATGATCGTTGCGACATGGTTCCACTCCTGGAATTGTTCAGCAGATAATCCTAGTTTTTGAGCAGTATCTCCAATCTCATCGGCAGTATATGCAGTCTTAACTGAAAAGGCCGTTAAAGCAGCAACGGCTCCTAAAATAGGAACCGTTACAGATTTAGTGAGTGTTGAACCAAGTTTACCGATTTTCTCAAAATTGGCATTTCCTAGTTGCTTGATTTTATCAGATGTTTTACTTAACTCATTGTTTAGCTTAGATACTTCTGCTTCTGAATAAGAAACATTTCGCTTCAGTTTATTAAATTCCTCTTGGCTCATGTCTCCAACTTGAACTGCTTTTTTTGCTTTCTCAAGTTCTTGGTTTTGAGTTTCAAGTTTCTTTTTTGTTTGTACGAGGATATCATTTAACTTTCCTTGTTTTGATTTCCACAAGTCAAGGTTCGTACTATCGTATTTTAGGTTTGTATTAATGGCCTTTAAATCTTTATTCTGCTCTTTTAGATCCTTCTTGATACCGTTTAGTTCATTCTCTAAATCTTTACCATCAAGACTAATCTTAATGTTTAGACCCTTAACTGTTTCTGCCAAAATACTCACCTCCTGTGTAAAATAAAAACACATCATTTCGATGTGCTTACTTAATAACTATTTTCAAATTCGGGTTTTCATCAAAAAACTCTTTAACATTATTAACAAAATCTGTAATTGAAACATTCATTGACATGTATTGTTTGGGATATCCTAATTTTGTTAATTTGTCTCTTAACCAAAGCTCAAAAGATGTTTGATATTCAATCATGATTGCAGCTTGATACTTAATATTCTTAAGATTATATAGATCCACAAAAAAGTTCCTTATACTTTTGATAATCTCTTCAGGATCATTTTTGTGCGGAACAATGTCTGAACCTCCCATATCTGAAAGAGCTTTTTTTGATAAGTAAGGTTCTTTCTCTAATACTAATAACTTCTTTTCATTGTTAATGAATTTTAGACTTGCATAATCAACACCTAGTTCAAACGGCATATTAAATCTAGCAAGTTTGTTCTTTTCATCTAGTTCCATTAGAGAGATATCGTGGATCCCAATATAAGAATTCTTGATTAAATCAACAATTTTGCTCATCCTGTCTCCAGAATCAGAATATTGTCCAGAAAGGAGTGGGTTATGATCAAATTTACATACCATATATATAATGATATGCATTAGTGGTCTATAATCTTCATCATATGGGCAATTAATAAAAATATTTCTATTTTTCATAATTACTTTTTCTTGCCATATGATTTAACATCTGTTATTCGTCCATCTTTACGATGTGTTACAACTGATGATCCATCCTTTTTAGCTAGACCAGTTGCTCTAGCAGCAGCCTCAGTTTTTTTACCATATACACCAGAAGCTCTTGACGCATTAGGTCTTACTACTTTCCAATCGCTTCCACTTGGAACTACATGCACACTTTTTGGCGCACTTTTACTCGTGCTTTTAGGTGTACTTGTTTTTGAACTTTTGCTTGAGCTTTTGGATGCACTCTTACTTATAACTTTACTCATTTCAATACCTCCCATCCACCAATATTATAACAAATGTGGGGTGATTTGAGAACACTAAATTAAATATGCATCAATATCTTGTTGTGTTGCTCTTCTACTACTTTGCTTTCCACTAATCACATTCATCTCAAGTTCAACTATCTCGAAGTAAGTATTCAGGTCGAATGTTTTAGTATCCTCAATAGATAATCCTATGTGAGCAAGGTTGAAAATAATGTTTGCTGTTATGTTTTGAGAATCAGAGTCATTTGGGACTCCCCTTGCTTGCTGACCCTTTTTGAAAGGTACCAAGCATTTCACCTATCGTATTCGTCAGATTTTGTAATTCATCTTGGTTGCTTAAAATCGAAAAATCTAACGACATTAAAAAGTCGTTGTATGATTGTTTGCTGAAAGGTCTATGCAAGACATAGATAATCCTGAAGATTGTATCAATTACAGTTGATAGATCTTCTTCTTTTTTCAAACTTGCTTTATCTAGTTTCTTAATATCACTAAATAACTCAGTAGAGAACACATTGCGATAATCAATGATCGTAAATAGAGACGAATGAAGGCGATAATCTATATCGCCAAGTTTAAGTGTTTTTTCCATAAGTCATCCCCTAAATAAACGTTGGTAGTTCTGGCGCACTTGTTAAAAATGCAGTATAGTTGACATCTCCAACTCCAGCAATAATTCTTAAAATCAGATTGTTTCCAGATTCAATTGGTCTTGCTGTGATGTTTAATGTGATTGAGTTTGCTTCGATTGAATCTGCTTTTGATTTACTTGCATCTCCGGATGGAGTCGATGTACATAAGAAGTACCAAATGCGTCTAGCTTTGATGTCTCCTTGAATTTCATAACCTAGTGCAAATGTCTTTGTTTCGCTATTTACTATCTCTACTAGGTTTCCATTTGTATCTTCTAAAAAGCCAAATATGTCCTTCTTGAAGACTTCATCAATCTCTGTAAATTTTAATGTAACATTTGTTCCTGAGTTTGATACAAGCGTTGCGATCACTTTGTCATCAGCATAAACTTGTGTGCTTCCACCGATTGCTTCAGTTGTAATCTCTTGTGCTCCTTCTAATCTTTTTGGTAATCCAAAAGTCCAACTACCATCTTCTGATTGTGTTGCCAATGCATAATGTACATTTTTTAAGCCAAAAGTAACTTTATTACTCATTATTAAATAACCTCCAATTTGATTTCATAAACTCTGTTAATAGATCCATCTTCATTTGTGTATTCAGATAGCATTTGAAACTCATAATCACCTAAATATAAATACAACTTGAGTCGTTCTTCCAACTCGAGATTCTTTTTTTGTGTAATCAAATTCACTTGAATTGTTGCGACTCTCATTTGAACTTTATCATCAGCATAAACTGTTCCACGATTGCTTATTTCTTGATAAACAATATAATCATTTGCTTCATTGATATTTTCTCTTGTTCCATATGACACTTGTCCAGGTAAAGCTGACTCTAATACTTGATATAGATTTTCTAATATGATTTGCATTATAGTCCACCTTTTTCTATCAATTGTCTGATATCCTCAAGCATCTTTGGAGTAAGCAAATCAAAGGCAGGTCTCAAGAATGGTCTTGGCCCTACATACTTACCACTTTTGTGAGTGAATCCAAACTCAAGCAAATGTGTGAGCTTTCCTTTTGTGTTTGAGTAGATTGATATTGTTTTGTTAATACCCTCACCTTGAGGTGTCGCAACAAACGAATCAGCAAAAGGTTTAGATCCACCACTTCTTGGTGCGTGATTAGAAATATACTTCACAATTTCTTCTGCAGTTTCATCTAGTCTTTTTTCTAATTTAGGAATAAGCTCCTCAACATAATCTTCAACCATGTTTTCAATAGCTACTCCTAATTCATCAAGCGTAGCCAATGATGTCACTCTTTCTGATCTTTGATCTGCTTAAATATAGTTCAGTAAATTCTCCTGCAGTATATGTTCTCTCTATCTTATAGATCACATCACCAATGTCAACATACTTGCTATTGTCATAAAGGAAACTTTGAATTTTCACTGCAATATCAATGTGGATGTCTGATCTTTTGCTTTCATAATATTCTCTAGAAGTAATACTGAAATTAATGCCAATGACTTCTTTTGAATGAAGGAATAGGTAGCTTGAGCCACCTATAGAATTTTGAACCAAATCAATGGTTAGTAACTGCATTCTTATATTGGGGGAATTAGGATACATTTTCAATAGTCCCTTTCGTTAGTGCGATTTGTCCGACTAACATGTCGAATGTTTTAGGTAGTTCTTTTGCACTACCATCATTCTTGAAACCAAAGAATGTTTTCACATAAATAATAATGATTGTACTAACCATAGGATTCGATTCATCATTTATATAAGAAGGATCAATCCCACAACTCTCTAAATATAGTTTGCAACTGTCTATGTGAGTCGTCAGCTCATCATCAGCAAATGTTTCTGATAGGGGGATTAGAAGTGCTTTTTTTACAATATCTATAATTGCCATAGAATCGATCCTTTCTTATCTTTAATTAGCGGTTATTAAGCGGCTGCTTTCTTTTTAATTCTTAAGAATCCGTTATAACCTACAACATTACCACCTGTGAATACAGATGCCTTATAACTGATAATTCCGTCTTTAAATTTATAATCTGTTGATTTACCAATTTCAACAGATGAGAATACTGGAACTTCATAGTTTTTAAGAGCTCCATAGGCGATACCATATTCTCCAGCTGCAGTGTTTGAATCTGCGATTGCTTTACAATGTGAATTGATGATGTAAGGAATACCATCGATTGTCTTATTCACATAATCAATTGAATGAACTTTTCGACCTTCTTGAGTTTTGAGTCCTGCAAATGCTCTCAAGTCATTCTTGTTCAAGATAAGAACTGCTCCGCCTTCGACTTCTTCATCTCCACCATAAGCGAAGACAATGTCATCTAAACTTGTATCTGTAATAGCAGCAATTTCAAGAGGTGCTTTATCAGCAAGTGCTACAGCTGCATCACTGAAGATACCGGTGAATGTATTTGAAGTTCCTGCACCACGTAAGATTTGTTCACTGATTTTCTTTTTAAGTGAAATATTGATGTTGCGAAGTACTTCTGCTTGATAAGGAATACTTGGAAGTTTTTCTAATTCTTCTGTGATTTCTGTATAAGCAGTAATTTTAACCTTGGTAATTGTTAAATATCCAAATGCAGGTTCGGTTTCACTGTAAGGTTGCCCTTCAAGTGTAGTACCTGCAATACCATTTGCTTTCACAAATGATTTCTTGTAAGTCTCTCCACCATTGAGGTTGATGACATTTACGCGGTCCACTAAACTTGATACTTGAGCAAATGGAACTGGTGCTAAGCCTGATGCTGTATGTTCTGGAAGTAGAATTTCTTCACTCGATACTTGAATCACACGCTTTTCTCTTAATTGTTGACCTCGCAACTCTAATTTTTCTTTGTCAATTTGAGTGCGGTTATCAATGATGATTGGTTTGATTTCTGTTTTAGTAGCAATTGACATTTTTTTGTCAATCATACTTCTTTCTTCTTGAAGCGTTGTTGTCTCTGATTCTAGTGCTTCCAGTTTGACTAGATCTGCTTCATTATCAACAAGACCTCTAATTTCTGTTAATCGACTTTCGATTTCTTTTCTTCTTAGTTCTAAATTCATGCTTTCTTCTCCTTAGATTTGCGATTTTATTTTGATTCTTTTTTTGATAATTGTTGATTGTTTTTCCTGCTCTGCTAAATCCATAGTCTTTAGTTCTAATTCCATAGACTCTAAAGAACGAGCATATATACTAGTTGAATCATATGCCGGAGTATCCACAACCGACACATCATACAAACGCTCAATTTTCGTGATTGTTCTTTTCGGAACTGCACCTTCACGATTCCAAACTTGCTCATCAACTGTAAAGGCAAAACTCATTTTATCAAGAAGGCCACTTCTAACCATTTTATAAATGTCCTGGTTAGTTAGAGTATCTAGTAATTCAGCTCTAACTTTTAATCCAATACTATCTATTGTTAATTGAAGTGATTGATTTTTAGTTCTAGCGATAATTAAAAAAGAGTCCATATGATTGTATTTCATAGGAACATCCTTCATTTTCGTTTCTGATAAAGCTCTTGAGTCTATTTCTTCTATAAATCCATAGCTTTCATCACCAATAAGCGTTTCGTTATTAAAGACAATAGCATATCCTTCAAGGATCATCTTTCCTTCTGACTCTTCTAATGTAACATCAGCTAATCTAGTCTCTCTTAGCATCTGTTCTTACCTCCACTTGTTTTGGTTTAGGTTTTTCTTGTTTTATTTCTTTGGTATATTCATACTCAAGTTCTGAATCCTTATATGAGAGTATTTCAAGTTTTTCCTGTTTACAAAACTCATCGATGACCTTTACTTTTTCTTTTTGTGATTGCAATATAACTTTAATTGCATCTTCTGAAATTTTTCCATTAACCGTTATCTTCATTTGTTTTTTCCTCCTGGTTTCCTACTTGATATAAGTTTGCTTTATCTGCATCTACAAAGTTAAGTGATTGTAGTCGTTTATTTCCGCCTTCAATAGGTTCTAATCCTAATAATGCTCTTGATTCATTGAGTGACATGATTCCTAAACTCATCAATTTTTCAATGGCAGTTACTTTAGTATTCCATGATGCATATTGAAGTCTTTCACTAAAGAAGATGATTTCTTCTCCACGTTCTATTTGATTATCTGTAAGTAATCCTAAAGAAAAAGCCTCGCTTAATTGAATTGCAAGAGGCTCAATGGTTGATTCATAAAATGAGTTGAATTCTTCTTCAGTATATTTGCTTGTAAATATTGGAACGGAAACTCCAAAGTAATCTAAGATCTTCGACTGTAAAAATTCAAGTGTATCCTTTTCGATAAGCTTTGGATCAACGTTCAAGGGAATATATTCCGATTTAAGATCTATTGGAATAATGGAACTCCCTTTGACGTTCATTGATTCAGATAGAGCTGCATCAAAAAGGTCTCGTTGTTTTTTCTTATCTACTTCTGATAACATCCCATTCATCTTAATGATTCCACGGATCTGCATCGATGACTTAATCGCATTGTCTATTCCCTGGAGTAAGCTATCATTAATTGAGATTGTTTTTAGGATTGCTTCATGATCACCTGTTGATCCTGTTCCACCGAAGATATCATTTTGTCCGAAATGTCTTCGCAAGTGGATTATATTATCATATGGCAATGTGTATGACTCTCCGTTATCAAACAGAAACTTAATGAAATAAACATCCGATGTGTCAACAATCATCTCGACTGTTACTGGTCTTAATGGATAGACACCTTTAAGCTCTCCGGTTTGTTTATCAAACTTTGGATAGATAAATGCATTATCATTCAGCAGTAACAACGTAACAGTCTTATAGATAAAATCATACGGAGTCATGATTTCATTCGGTTTATATTTCAAAAGAAAAGACAGTCGCCCTTTCTTCTCGGTTACTGTCTTATCGTTTTCAGTTTTTATAAATCTTGGTTTCAACTTTGCACATTGACTTGCCACTCTGTCAATACATATCTTAACCACATCACTATTGGATATGTTGTTTCCAAATGGTGTATAAAATGTATTAAGATTACTTATTAACTGGAGTGCATCGAATGATCCGGTTTTACTTTTTCTTTTAAACATACTCAATTATTTTCACTCCAGACTCACATTTAACACTTGATAAATTTGTTTTTTTAATAGTATTAAATCAACTATATCACTATTCATATTATTAGAGAGATCGATTAATGATATGAATTCTACATTTAGAACCTTGCAAATTGCTTCATAAGCTTTGATTTTGCCTACACTTAAATTCGTCCACGATTCAAAGATACCTAAGTATCTAAAAATGTCATATAAATTACTTAAGACATTTTCATTATTCCCTATTCTTTTCACTGCAATTTCAAAATTTTTAATGAGGTCATTGTATCTATTTTCATAAATTTCGTCTAACATTATTTCATATGCTTTTATATTTTCATTATGTGGCTTTGAATATAGTGCATTATAGAGTGCGTTGTATCCACTTTTCTTAGCTTTATATTCTGAATAAAAATAAAAAGGTAGCCACCTTTCATTTGAAGTAATTAAAGAATAATCACCGCTACAATATTTTTGAGAAAAAATGTAATAGTCTTCTAAATGTGATAATTCATGTGCGATAGTCTCTAATATATTAATATCGTTCTTTAAATTTTGATTAATAAGAATGTAATAAAATCCATTGAATGGTAAAGGAATAACCATTGATCCATCAATTTTTCTATCATCACTCGTCACATTTGAATTCTGTAATTCAGATTTTCTTAATGCAATATCATCACAAAACTCGAATATAATCCTATCTTTTATATCATTTAAAGTAATTGAATTACTATATATTTCTGATACCATTTTATGTATATATTCTTTGATAATCATCGTTCCCACCTCTTAGTAATTATAACATATTTTCATAATCGAGTTTATACCTATTTAAAACTGCATAAGCAATGATTAACGCCACCGTCCCATCGATACGTTTGTATTTTGAGTTTAGCTTTGATGGTTGAATGTTCCCATTCAAGTCTACTTTGGCTTGAGTGTTTGCAAGACACCATTTTAAAATCGGATTATTGTTATAATTTACAAGGCTGTTTTTGAGATCTGCTTCAAGTTGCTTCATTGGTTCAGATAGAGAATAAATTCCCTGTCTTACTTTCTCCATATTGAAACCTAGGTCTTCCATTTCTTTTATCCAGTATTGTGAGTTCCAAGGATCAAATCCAACCCATAAAGGTCTTATACCGTAAGTTTGTATCATCTTCATGAACCATTGAGTAACAAGACTAAAATCATTTTGGTTTCCCTCTGTCAAAGTCACCAGTCCTCTTTTTACCCAGATATCATAAGGAACATTATCTTCAGTAATTCTTTTTTGTAAAACTTCACTTGGCATAAAGAAATGTGCTAACACGAACTTCTTATTGCTTTCCTTTTTCTGAATAACAAGAATAGCAGCAGTTAGATCTGTTGTTGAAGATAAATCTACACCACCAATTGCATAACTATCTCTTAGATCATCAATATTATAGGTTTCATCATTGTTCAAATCATCAAAATTTAACCAAGAACCAGAATCCGCTTGTTTAATATTAAAGTCTTTACAAAGCATTGTTACTCTTGTTGATAGATCATGTTTTGATTTATTCATTACATCTTCAAGATAGCTATTTAACTTTACAACACCAATACTTGGATTTGATTTCTGCCATGTCTTTTTATCCTCGTATATCTCGTTCACTGAGTCTTGCGTATAAAGCCAGGGAAGAACTCTTTCATCTTGTATCTCACCTTTAAGCATCTTACGACTATAATCAAGCTTACTATCTAAAAAACCACCGACTGTTATACCTTCGGTGGTTATGATAAATATTAGAGGTTCTTTTTTTGTGGATTGTGATTGTTTAATTGCGTCATAAACTTTTGAATCAGTCATTTCATGAACTTCATCGATACAACCTACTTCGATGTTATATCCATCTTTATTTCTTGATTGAGCTGATAATTTCTTGATCTTGTTTTTTGTCTTTGGAGAATAGATATAAAAGATATTTTTCTTACTTCTTGTTTCTTTAGATAATGATGGTGATTGCTCTCGCATGTTATTAATTTCTTCAAATAGAATGTTAGCTTGTTCTGTTGTATTAGAGGCACAGATTATGTCTACTCCACCTCTTGATAAAAAGAACTCAGCAATATCTAATCCGGCAACAAAGGTGGTCTTACCATTCTTTCTAGCGATCAACAATATGACTTCATTAAATCTTCTAAGTCCAGTATCAGCCATTTTGAATCCATATGCAGTTTGAATAATTGCTTTTTCCCATAACTCAAGAATAAATGGCATCCCATTAAATGGTGATTTTGTATGCTTGCAAAATGTCTCAATGAAGCTTATTCTTAAATCTCCTGGTTTCATATCAAATATGTATTTAGGGTTATCAAGATCTTTTACTAAATCATCAAGCTGTTTTTTGAGTTCTTCACCAACAAGAATATCCCCATTCTCTATTTCTTGATAATATTCAACTAGATAGTTCATTCACTAGCTCTCTTAAGAAATTCATCAAATGCATCTTCTCCATCATCTACTTGTGTTCCTAGAATAGTATTTAAGGTTTTGATTACGGTTCCATAAGAATTCACAAGTTTTGTATAATACTTGGCAGCTTCAGTTTGACGTTGAGAACCTTTAGTTGATATTTGAACTGCTCCAAACTTTCTAATTTGTCCTTGAAGTTTATCAAGTTCCACTTTCATGAATGCAGCTTGATGTATTAATGTGTCTACTAACTCCTTCTTTGATTCATCAACCAAAGAAAAAAGCGACTTGAGTCGCTTATATTCAACATTAAGTTCCATTAGATTTTTTAACTTCCATTAATTATTTTAATTTTATCTTCTAAGTATGCAATGAACTTTTTCACAGAATATACTAAAACCTTTGATTTTGCTTTAGATATTCCATCAGATAAATTCTTCTTTAATTTCGTTAGGTTATCTAAGTCATTCTGAAAAAATTCATTTAAATTAGAAAAACTATACACAAATTTAAATGCTTGATAAACATTTGATAAATCTTCTGCTGTACCAGCAATAATCAGATTTGCTAACTGATCAACATCAATCAGTGAGACGAAGTTTTTTTCAGTCGTAAATTTCCATACTTTTGTTTCATCTCTCAAATTGCCAAGAAATTCAGCTGACCAATTGACATTCTTTAAGAAAGAATTAATAGATTGATCCGTTATACTCAAATTATGATTTTCAATCTCCTCATGTAATATATCCAGATTTCGACTCATTTCTTCTTTATTTTCAGGCCAGTATGAAATATGCAAATTTACTCCAAAATCTTGTGCTACTTTTTCATTGCAATTATTTATATTAGAAATCATAAGTTTAATAATTTCATCTATATTAATTTTTGTTCCATTGAAAATATCATTGTATAAATATATATATGACATCAGAGTCGGATAACTTTGAATGTTCAAAGTGTTTTGCTCTAACATTTCTAGTATTTCGCTTAGTGATGACTTAATATAATCATCTTCCTTATCTAGCCAATATGTTTGTAATTTTTTTAGGCTATTTTCTATCTCAAATCTATACTCAGAAATTAAACTGTCAAAATCAAATAATTGCAATGCAAACATTTCATAATCTAATTCTAACGTATTTAGATATTCACTAATTATCTCATTCATACTATTAACTACTGATTGAGGAACATTTTCCTTGGTACTAGTAATTACTCTATATGGATTTTCATTCAATTTATCAACTGGATTTTTCAATTCAAGTGAGCAATAAAATGTATTTTCAACAATAATATCTATCAAATCATCAAAGTTTTTTAAGTCAAGTTCAGATATTCTGTCATAGAGTTGATTAAAAGCATGCTTTGAAAAAATGAAGGTTCTTAGATTGCTGCATTTTCTATCAGTGTAAATTTTTTCAATAAAATCTAAATTTCTTTTAATAATATCATTCCCAGCAAGCAGATAAAACAGCTCGCGAACTGGAGGTGCAAATTCAAAAGTATATCCGATAAGTTTCTCTTTAATTTTATCGTACTTGTCATATGTAGAAAACAAATATTCAATTTTCTTTGAAATAGTATTTAAGTTTGTTGAAATTAAACCAGCATCAAGTTTTTCTATAACTTCAGATTCTTTGAATAAAATTGAGCGATATTTATCTTTCTCTTCATTATCAATAATTGGCAGTTTTAAATCCTTTACCGCTTCAACCTTTTCAATGAAATTATCAACAAAAAATCTTTGTTTAATTTCATCTTCATTTCCTACAACAATAGCTTTAATACCATATTCTTCAACAAAATTATTTATACAACCCATAAGTTCAATAGTATCTATTCTTGAACGTTCTAAATCATCAAATATAAGTATGATTTTTTGTAAGGTGATGTATTTCCAATAATCCTCAATTTTTGGTAGAGTTATGTATACTTTAGATAGTAACATTGGAATTAAATTTTTAGCGGTTGCAATTGCAGTATCTTTTGCATATTCAGCAGAAATACTCTTAGATTTAAATGGGTTTTTGTTCCTGTTTTTATTAATCCTATTTTCTGCAATCAATTTAGAATATATCTGTTTAGCTATTTCATCGACATTAACTACACCATAAAGAGAAACGTAGATTACCTTGTGATCATATTGTTTGCTCATATGGTTAGTCAATACATTTTTAACAAAATAAGATTTACCACTACCCCATTTTCCATTAATGAAAAATGCATTGTTCAAATCCTTATCTTGCATATAATAATCTATAGATTTCAAAACATTATCATAGTATCTCATAATTTCACCTTCCATTTCCAGATTTTCAAAAAATCGGCCCTGCGAATTTTAATTGTCCCCTAGCGCGGTACCCCTTAAGTGTTAAATATCGCTAATCCGGGGGATCAGTTTTCATATACTACATTACAATTATATTGTGCGTCTATCTCATAAATAGTTGTATAAACGGCATTTCTAATGTCTATCTGGCTAGCAAATACTGAACCACTTTTTGATACAAGATTTATGATATAAAACCCTGTTCTGTTTGTAGAAGAAATATGTCCTTTGTATAAAGGATTAGATTTGTTATTCTTTTTATCATAAATAAACATTCTTCTATTCAAATAAGTATCAATAAACTGATCATAGCTAACTAAGTTTCCAAAGAATGTTTTTCCATTATAACTAAAACTAAGTGTTAATCCTATTAAGCTATTTGTAAATTTAACTGGAATTCCACCAGATGTGATGCTGCTAACTTTGTTTGTATCAAAAACAAAGTTGATTGTGTCGATTTTAAAATACATTTTATTACCCCCTTTTTATGCTAATTATACCAAATATAATCAATAAAAACGAGGCTTATTTACGAATCATATCACCATTTGAATCGAATTCTATAGTAGGAGTAAAACGTTTGTGTTCTTTGTTATGGCAATCCTTACAGAGTAACTCTAAGTTTTCTTGATTGATGCTAATAGAAGCATCTCTGACATTATCAATTGTTAATCGTTTCTTATGATGTACTTCTTCACCTAATTTACCACAACGTTCACATAGTCCGTTGACTTCACGTATCTTGATTTCTCTTGCTACTGCCCAGACACTAGACTTATAGAAATTGTGGATCACCTTAGGTTTTCGCATATAGTTCTCTTAGTTGATTAATCTTATCATCTACATGTTCCCAACGAACAGGAAGTTCTTCTCTACCAAAGTGTCCATAAGCAGCTAATTCTTTGAACTTGACTTTATCCAATTCAAGTTCTTTTCTTATATTTTCAGGTTTAAAGTTAAAAACATAATTAACCAATGATGTGATTTCGTCATCATCTGTAACACCAGTATCGAATGTATTAACAAGTACACTTACAGGCTTTGCTACTCCTATTACATATCCTAAGCTAACTTCGCAATGTGTGGCCAAACCTGCCCCTACAACGGCTTTTGCAACGTATCTGGCATAATAAGCCGCACTGCGATCAACCTTGCTTACGTCCTTACCAGAGAAAGCTCCTCCGCCATGTCTTGCATAGCCACCATAAGTATCAACAATGATTTTTCTACCGGTTAATCCAGAGTCTGCATATGGTCCACCTATTACAAACTCTCCAGTAGGATTGATAAGAATTTCTGCTTCAACTAATGTATCAAAGTCAAAGACCTTTGTTAATACTTCATTGATTATGATATCTTCAATAAACTCTCTATCAAGACCTGGTTTTGTTTGTGCTGAAACAACGATTGTTTGAACTTTCACTGGTTTTCCATCTTCATAACCTACAGACACTTGGCATTTACCATCAGGTCCAAAGATGTGAGCGTATTTCTCTTTTCGAATCTTATCCACTTCTTTTGATATTTGATGTGCGTACATAATTGGTAGAGGCATGAATTCTTGTGTTTCATTACAAGCATAACCAAACATGATCCCTTGATCGCCTGCACCTTGTTCTTTGCTGTCATTTGAATCAACACCAAGTGCGATATTTGGTGACTGCTTACTTATCTTTTCAAGTACAACAAATTTCTCATCATAACCAATCTGTTTTATTGTATCTTTTGCTATTTGAGAATAATTGACAATCGCAGTGGTTGTTACTTCTCCAAATACAAAAATTAAATCATCTTTGATTGCTGTTTCAACTGCCACGCGTGCATTCTTATCTTGCTCTAATATTGCATCTAAAATTGCATCACTGATTTGATCGCATACCTTATCAGGATGTCCACTAAATACTGATTCACTCGTTACTATTTTCATATCTTCACTCTCCTAAAATTAAGATTAAAAAAAGGAGCCTTAGCTCCTAATTGATGTTTTTGGTAAATATGCTGTGTACCTTGCGTAATGATATCCTTCGCTTTCAACAAGGATTCCAAAGTCATGCTGTTCCGATGTTACTAAGATGCAGTGGAATGTTCCTTCATTATCACAATACATTAATTCAATATTTTCTTTAATGAAATCATAATCGTCTAATGGATTCTTTATGAAGGTTTCAAATAAGTCAGGTTCTATCAATACTTCTTTTTCAATCACAAACTCATCTTGTGGAATGAGTTCGTAGTTCACTGCTTTTCTAATAAAGTTTGCTTTCATTGTGTAATCTCCCATGCTGTATAAACTGATCTGTAAGTACAGTCCCATGTATCAAGAATCACTCCATCGATGCAAGTTGTAATGTGTCCAGCCATTTTTAAGATGTAAGTTCCCTTTGGATGTAGTTCTGTAAAATCAGATCCTTTAATTCTTGGTTCACCCTTAACTGCTTTGAATATCAGTCTTGGGTTACTTTCTAAATACTTATACAAAAACAGTGTGTCTTTGTATCCGGAAAATCCTAACTCGCGTTTCTTTTGATTTAATTCTCTTCGACATTCTAAGTAATCTTTGTTGGTTGCTGTTGCGATTGCTCTAACAACACAATCTCCTGTTTTGATTCCTTTTGGATGTGCATTAAACTCTTTGAACATTCTTTTAGTCTCCTTTAGTATAATTTTGTTACTCTATATATCACTCTAAAGGCACTAAATAGCAAGTTATATTTTTACTATAGTAACAAATTCTCGAACAATTCATAATGGCTCAATGGAGACCTTTTTCCGTTTCTGATTAAATAGCAATCCTTTATCGATTCACTATGTCTAATATATCTTTTTACGATAACATCAACAAATCTTTCATCAAGCTCCATTAAACAACTTTTACGATCCAATTGATCAGCTGCGATCAAAGTTGAACCAGACCCACCAAATAGATCTAGAATTGTTTCATGTCTTCTGCTGGAGTTTGAGATTGCTTTTCCTACAAGCTCTAAAGGTTTCATTGTTGGATGTTCTTCATTCTTTCTGGGTTTGTTGTATTCCCAGATTGTATCTTGAGAACGATCATCTATAAAGAAATGAGCTGCGCCTTCTCTCCATCCATAAAGAATAGGTTCATGTCTCCAGTGATAATCTTGTCTTCCCAGTACTAAAGCATTTTTAACCCAAATCAAACATTCAGCTAGTTTATATCCAGCATTCTTGAATGCATTCCTAAAGTTAAGTCCTTCAGTATCCGCGTGACAAACATAAATTGCTCCACCTGGTTTCGTATGCTCAAACATATTCTTGAATGCATCGTATAAAAAAAGATAGAAGCTATTATCTTCCATCTTATCGTTTTTGATTTTACCTGCAGTTCCTTCATAATCCACATTATAAGGTGGATCTGTAAAGACCATGTCCATCGTTTGGTTATCTACTAACTTATTTACATCTTCGCTATTTGTTGAATCCCCACACATAACTCGGTGATTACCAATGATATAGACATCACCTGGTTCACTGAAAGGAACTTCTGGAATCTCATCATCTATATCAAAATCGTCATCACAAGCATTATCCGGAAGTAACTCTTCTAATTCCTCAAATCCAAATTGAAGCATATCCATATTAATAAAGGAAAGCTCTTCTTCCAGTTTTGAGAAATCCCAAGTCGCAAGTTCAGCAGTCTTGTTATCTGCTAATCGAAAAGCTTTGATTTGCTCGTCATTTAAGTCATCAGCAATAATACATGGGACCTCTTTCAAATCAAGCGACACAGCGGCTTTTAAGCGCGTGTGTCCGGCAATAATAACATTGTCTTTCGTTATTACAATAGGAACCTTAAATCCAAACTCTTTAATTGAATTAGCTACTGACTGTACAGCCTCATCATTATTCCTTGGATTATTCTCATATACAATTAAATCTTTACTCTTCTTCATCATCACTAGCATTTGTCCAATCATCCTCTTTTGCATTCAGTCTTTTTTCCATCAAATCTAATTCACGTTTCTTTTCGTTATATTCTCGGCCAAAGTTAGTAATTAGAAGATATCTTATTGCCTTGTAGTCTGGTCTCTCTTTTTTGGTATGTTTTTCAATTCTCTCTTTTCTTTTACCATTTCCATCTTTTTCAATATTGGTTTTGGTATCTTCTGAGAATGCACCGATAGCAAGCTGATACATCGAATCTAACAAATTCTTCTTCAAACCTTCTTTTCCTTTATAGATGGCTTCTTTAATCTTAGGATGCTTTCTTTTTAACCCTATAAAAGTCTTCTCGCTAATTCCTAAGGATTCAGCAAGATCCCGTTGATTTATTCTTTTAGATGCTAGTTCTTCTATTTCCTTTAATTTCTTTTTTAGAACTCCATCTTTTTCCCATTGCTGGTATGAATCTAGTAGTTTTGGCATTGGCTAATCACCTCATTGTTTCTCGCACTAAATAGTCAAAACTGAAGTTATTCAATATTCGAGCCCTACAAATCTTTCTGCAAAAGAAAAAGGAACTCAGTGATCTGAATTCCTGTTACTTCTAGGCTTCGTTTTAGCCAGTACTCCACGATACTTTGAGTCTATCAAAATCCGCAAGTTTTGTCTACAAGCTTTTAGCACAATTTTCTTGGTATAGTGCCTTTTAGGCTATATCACTTACATACATAATCAAGTATAGTTCTGATACTCTTATTGATTACTTGTGTGTATGTTTGTGCTTCCGTTCACAAGTATTACTGGTGGTCAGAAAAAATCTTTTTCAACAAAAAGGAATAAACTATTATTGATGCAAAGGTAATAAATAGATACACATCCATTCTTGATGTTAGATATAGACCTAATGGGATCAAAATTATCGTTAATCCAATCAAATCGCGAATCTTGACTCCTTGTTTATCCTTAAATAATACTTTAAAAAGCCCCATTAAGCTTAATCCTAATTGAGATAATATTAATACCATCATGAATATAGGTAAGATAAAACTTTGTTCATCAACAGGTAAATTGATTTGTTGAATACCAATTGTCAATAAAACTCCAAACAATAGATAATTAAGTGAAAACACAATTTGGAAAACCACATTTGTTTTTTTATATCCCACAAATACAGAGATTATTATTGTGTTAAAAAATACACAAAGGACACTCGTATATGTGTATAATCCGCCAATAAAAATAACCATAAGTGTGATCAAAAACGACAGCAATGCTAGTATTCTGTTCATTCTATTATCTCCATTCTACTTTCTATTAACCATAGTAATAAGGTCTAGATGCCATATTACAAATATAATCAATAAATAGATCAGCTAAGTAGCCTCTCAGTTCAACGTCTGGGAGTTCTCCTGCAAGTGGCCATGCACTACCTCTTAACAATCCATACCCTACATAAGTGCTACCCAAAATAATATAGTAATTTTTGTATGAATCATTATCCGGTAAAACATCCATATTGAAATATACTTCTTGCTTAAATTTTTCAATATCCGAAACTCCATGGTTATCTAGTTCAATAGTATCAATTACAGTTTTCAGAAACATTTTATATCTATTTGGTAGGTATGAATCATCGTAGTTTATTAAATTATAATACGAGGAAAAAGCAACTGAAACCCTATCGTTCACATCATTATCCAAGTACGTAATTGCGATGTTCATTGCATCCACATCTGCCAAAAGATCATCTTCTGAAAAACCACAATTACTATATCCTACAAAGGAACAGAAATCAATATTAATATTCGAATATCCTGAAGCAATGTCATAATAAGTTGGGAGATAATCTACATTTACATTTCTCATTATATCCCCCATTTGCTGTAGGTCTCCTCCCCATGAAACTATATCTCTGTTGTGGCTGTTCCCAAATGTTAAACTATTTCCAGTATTGTTATAGATTCCGTCTAAAGAAGCGAACAGGTGAATCAAATCAATGTAACTATTCACATTGAATGGATCGACTAATTTATATTGCTTTAGTCCGTTATTATCATACTCTAATCCGTTTAAAAACTCATACTTTGAATATGCATCTCCATGCAATGCTTCATTAAATAATGCCTTGTCATATAATGTGTCATTTGAATTTGTGGGGATAAAAGCAGAAAAATATTCACTTATCTCTAGTGCGTAACCGTCATGGTCATCAACATATGCGATAAAGTCCTCATTGACACTTCCTGCTAATGCTCCCCATTTCCCTCCATACGCTTGAGAAGTATTTGCATATTCATTACTTGTTGATCTTACAAACCCCAAAACACAATTTAACTCGTTCCCATCACATCCTGAATATTCATGTGCAAAATTATCTAATTCATTTAGTATAAATATCAAAGAATCAATATCATTATATAGAGTCCTTTCAGTCACAATTTCATCAACATATTTATGGACATAATGGTAATACTTATAGGTTGATGGAAGTGGTATTATTCCAAAAAGGAAATGTTTGACTTCAATTGTATAAACTGTTGCCCCTGTAGATTCAATAAAACTAACCATATCTTCATTTATATACACTTTTACTGTTGTCATAACCGGTTCAGTCACAGTATATGTTCCCATGTCGACAATACTATTTTGTAACGTCATATCTTGCGCGTTAACTCTTACAACTCCTGAAAATAATAGTGTGATAATCAATAAAAAAATAATGCCTATAATTTTCTTCATTTAATTCCCTCCCTTAATTTAGTAGAACTAATATTAATTAGCTTCTAGTTCTCCTTATTATATACTAGATGTACAAATAAGTAAATAATCTTTATCCATTATTTCATAATGATAGTTGGAAAACTAATTCTATCAATCATACCATAAATTAATTTCCTATAACCCTTTTACGATTTTTGACATGATAATATTTCAATATTGGACTTTTTTAGGTATATCATTTAAGAACATAATCAAGTATAGTTCTGATACTGTTATTGATTACTTGTGTGTATGTCTGTGCTACCGTTCACAAGGATTACTGGTAACATATCATAAAAATTATGTTAATAGTTTATTTATTTGTTGATATACTTATATTTTAACTATTTTGACTTTTCCTTGTTCAATTAATTTATAAAATGAGTTAGGGTAAATTCTATTTATCATTTTTTGAACTATAGAGGTTACTTCAGACTTCCTATTTCCGCCCTCATAATCCGAATAACAAAAGAATACATTCTTTTTATGATTAAAGAAAGACAATATATTACTGTAATAGTCATTATCAAACTCATTTAATGAAGTTCCATAAAATACTATTGTATTATCTTCTTTTTCTTCTATTAATGTAGAAATAGGTTGAATGTCGCTTTGAATTCTTCTATTTGATTTTGTGAATCTTTCATAATCTGCTTTCGTGTTCGATTCTGCACTAATTCCAAAAATAGGATGATTTAAAATTGACCCATGAAGGTTTTGGACTTTTATGGCATGGCCTTCAATATTTTCAATTAGTGATGTGTAATTAAAAGTAAATACATATATAGGCTGTTCCCTAATTGTACTGTTTACTAGCTTCTCAAACAACACAGTTTGATTTGTATAATATGAGTCTTTAACCTCATCAATTTCTTTACTGATATACAGTGAAAATCTATCCTCAAATTTAAATAACTCAAGGAGTAACTTTTCGATGAATTCACTATCTTGAACAACTTTTGACTTAAAAAATTCTTTTGGAAGTCCAAGTCTTGACAGATACATCCCATCATCAAAGTATCTTTTATATAACATGTAGGCAAAATACCAATCTGAATCCGGATTTTCCCAAGAATCACTATCTAGAAAATCATTGATCTTATCAAGAATCATATCCCAAAAACCAGATTGAATAGATTGGTTTATTTCAGCTTCAATATCACACCATAAATCTTGATTCATGTTGGGTGATTGAATCATAAAATATAAATCCCAAATTGTAAACTCTTGTTGATCTATAGCATTCCTGACATAAGTATCAAATGAAAAGTCGTAAGGTTTTGAGGATGTTAAGTTCTTATACCATGGATATGTTTTCCTACACCAACTAAAAAAATGCGAATATTTTGTTTTTAGACCGCACTGAAGATCAAATCCATTTCCTAATACAAATATAGTTCCCATAAAGTCCTCCAATCACAAATTTTCATTAATTCGATTTTTCTTACATAATTGATGCTCATCTCGCTATATCAAAAAAAACTATTTACTATAACATAACAACTTGAAATCCTATAGAGATACTCATGAAATAACATATACAAGCGTTACTAGTTGTTAAAATCATTAGTTGTTTAATATAAATGGCGAAACAACAATTTGTTTTGATTCTTCAACGAGTTGTAAAATATCATTTCTAATTCGCTTATTAGCCATAATTATTTCAACTATATTTTGAAATTCACTTCTATATGCTGTAAATGTTCCATCTTGCACATAAAACAATTGCCTTGTTTCTTGAATCTTATCAATTATTTCAACTATGGAGAACATTATATATCCCACTTTAACAGTTAGCATTATTGTATTATAGGTTTTGAGAACAGTTTCATTTAGCGCTAGTTTAGCAACAAATATAAATGTGTCTTTTGCTATTTCCTTCATCTTCGATTCTAAAGCATAAGGCAATTTTAATACGGTCGTAATTTGCACTGTAGCTTCAACAGCATACTGAAAAGCGGATTTAGTTTCATATAAATCTTTTCTGTTATTATTAAGATTTCTCTTTATATTTTTATTCTTCTTCATTCTTTTATTATACTTAAAATACTTATCTACTTTCCCTATACCAATAATAAAGTACTCGATAATGTAGAATGGTAATTTTAGAATAAAGATAAGTCCTCGGCCAATAGAAATTATCGTTTCATGGATCTCTTTGTAGTTTATTGGTTTTTGTCCAGATTTGATTCTATAATAATTTTTACTTCTTTGCCTAGCTGTATTGCTGTATTTTCGAGATCCATTGTATGCTTTTCTATTAGTACTACCATATCCTCTTTTACTTTTTGCCATTTGATTATTTTCCCCAATCTGATAGAATTATCTAAATTATACCATTAAGATAACTATTATATAAAAAGCATCAGTTATTGACAATACTGATGCCTAATCGTAATTTTTAACATGCATTGAATATTAATTACAATTACAACTGGTTGAAAAGTTTCATGCTATTTAATAAAATTATTTAGTTGATTGATTATGAATTGTGAAACTATGTCATCGTCATTTTCTTTGTTTATTCCTCTATATAAAATTTTATAAATCGGTATAAACTCAATTTTACTATATTCAGATGTAATGTATTCCTGAACAAAAGCTACAACTCCTGTATTTGAGCGTTTTTCAGCTTTCGAAGCACAAATCACAATATCACAATATTGGATTAAATCTATAGATTTTTTAAATTGACCCCTATCATCTCCAGCTGTGTTGAAGCCGATTCGTTTCTTTTCAACTCCAACATTATTAAAAATGACTACCCAATCCTTATGTTCGTCATAATTATTTTTATGAAAACTTTCTTCTATATCTTGATAACTCACATTGCCTAGCTCATCCAAATTGCTATCTTTTAAACCATAACTATTTATGAATTTCCAGATTGTTTGTTTAAGTGTAGCTGTCTTTCCTGAATTTGAAACTCCACTCAATATTATCATTTTTTTCATCTCTATCAACTCCTCTAATGGTACCTTTTATTCAATTTTCCGTTGATCTTAGTCTATACATTAGTTGACTGATTGATCGAAAAAGTTATAAATTATAAAAAGAACATTGTTGTACCTGGTGTTTATAAAACTATTTTAATATCTGGAGTAAAATTTCATTTATGTTCTTTATCTCAAAAAGCTTTATAAGTTGTACCCCCGAGTAAAATCACTCATAAATGTAACAGGAATTCTCGACATAATCAATGTGATATTTTGTGTTGATCCAAACGTAAACCCATGATTAAGAACTAACTCTTCTACAAATAAGCTTTTATTAATCCTACTTACTATTTGACTGGAAAGTCCTACTTTTAAATGTGGTTGAATACTTAATGGAGCATTAGTGATATCAAGAAGATTAATCCTAAATTGTGCGCCAAATTTACCTGGTAACCCACTGGGAGTAATGCTATCTGAAATTTGGTAATAAGGGCCACTATACTGTCTAGTAAATTCGTTTACTAGACCCATTGGCACTTCAGCGTCAATTGATAACACTCTTCCTGGTGTACATAGATAACCAATAACTTCATACAACTCACTTAAATTATTAAATGAAATAGTCTGTGCTCTAGAATGTAAAATACTCATTTTTTCTCCTTAAATTTTTGGAATAACTGCAAGCATATCAGGAGCTGATCTTTTTACATCCCAAATGCCAACTGTCATCTTTTTAATTTTCTTGATATCACCGAAATCTAGTAAATCTTCTCTCTTATATGTATTAAGTAATTTATCCAAACTTCCTAAATTGTTTGAAGTAAACAAGAAGGCTTCAAAAGGATCAATTAATTTACAGTATGCCCATAATTGCCCCAAATCTCTAAGCGTTAGTTGAGTAACCTTCGCTTCTATAAAAACTAACCTCACCATTTTACCACGCAATGCAATTCCCAATACATCTACTTGAATATCTACACCAATAGCTAAATCTAATATAATATCAAATTTATTCAATACTCTATCTAGTCTTTCTGCATGAGAATCAACAGTAAATATTTTCCATCCATTGTATTTATCTTTCATGTATTGATTTAGCCATATCATCATTGGTTTGTATAATTCTATTTCTTTCATTGTTTATACCCCAAACAATTAGCAATTTCAGTCCATTTATTAAAATGTGTTCCTCTAATTTCTTCAGGAATAAACAAATCATTTTCACCAGGATGCATGGGTTTTACTTTACTACTAACCCTAGTTGATTCCCAATAGAAGCGATGTGTTTTATCAGATGCAATTCTATTTTGTCTAGAAAAGTTGCTTTCTAATTGTTGGGCGAATTGAGTTAAAGCTTCTCTTTTATGAATGATTCCAAATCCTACAGGAATAAATTCGTTTGCAAATATTTTAATCTGATGTTCTTTTTTCCAAAAATTAGGGTATCCTTGATTATGTTTTTTGAGATATCCATCCCTCATGTTGGGATGAGCCCAGTCTATCGTTTGAACTGGAATATCTAGAGTTTTTAGCAGATTACAAATATCAACCACAAGATACCAATTATGTGGAACTTCAATGTAAACTCGATGCATTGGTTTAGTAAAGGCATAATTACTTTCACGAATATAACCAGTGACATCAGCTAATCCACGAAGAAAAAAGAGTTTTTCATCTCTAGAAGAAGAATAAAAATAATTATCAATTCTAGTGTTTTCGTGACTAACAAATCCACCCGTGTATCTGATTATTTCTCTAATAAGGTAATCTTCATTATTTTTTTCAAAATATAAAGTTGTCTCACTTCTTCTTTGAGTATGTTGAAGCAAAGTACCAACCAAAGGTTCTAGTATTTGTTTGATATCAGCAATGCTTGCTCTAACATATATCAAAACATCACGATCGTTATAAGTCTGCTGGTTTTTATGTGGAATGGATATAGAAATTCTGGTTGTGGTATTTCCTCTAATTATTTCTCCATTTCCAGTAATCATTCCTAACAGATATGACATTTGCACATTCATATTAACACCTACTTCTTATGCATGATTAAAACATACTCATGAACTTTATTAATTCTAAATCTAGCAGGATAGCCTAATGGTCGCATATTATTATAATCTGACTGTCTATCCCAAATAATTAAGTCATCAAAAATAAACCCTACTTCTTTTAATTTGTACGCCAAATCACTATGCAATGGATAAAATTCACCCTTTTTCCGAATATCCATCACATTTATCAAGCAATAAGTGTCTGCGTTTAAACGATTATATACTAGTGAAAACAAATCTTTTAAATCATTAAGAAAGTGGTCATAATTTGAAATGTTGCCTAAATCATTAATGCTATCAGAGTAATTAACAGTTTCTTTCTTGTCAGCACTTCTTTTCATATTTAGTATATTCCAGTATGGTGGTGAAGTTACACAAATATCAAAGGTACCAATATCATTGTTTTTTAGTATGTCAAAACTATCGCCTTGAATTACTTCAATGTCGGTAGAATTCCCAATTCTACTTTTAGCTATCTCACAAAATTCTTCTGATAGATCGATTCCTAAAGCGCTACATCCTAAGTTTTTTGCTGCCACAAGTGTAGATCCTACTCCATTGAAAGGATCAATCACTCTGCAATTTGCGCGAGCAAAGGTGCTAATCAATTTTTCACACAAGGACACTGGATAAGAAGCAGGATGTTCTATTTTTTTTTCTTCTGAAGTCTTTCTTAAATCTCGCCATATACTAAACGAATTTTGTAACCATTCTTTTCCTGTTAAATCATTTGCTCTTCTTGCCATGGTCGATAACCCACTTTCCTGATTGCTCTTCTTTTACTGTTCTTTCAATATATTCTTTTTCAACTAAGTCGATATCATATATTCTGTATACTAAATCATTCAATTGTTCGTAGTAAAAAAACCATTTTTCACTCATGTAGTCTGTTTGTTCAAGCAAATCAACATATTCTAACACAACATCAAATAATACTTCAGAAACAATAAACGGAATTTTTCTAAGGTATTTAGCATCAACATGCATAGTTAATTGCGATCTATTAAAGCAATATCTGTGCAAGAAGTAATTGATTAATCTAGAATGCAAAATTCCCAATACATATCTACACATCGTTGCATCCCCATCAGTGAATACAGTTATTGTTTCAGAAGCTTCCAACTCACCACCAAAGCATGCAATAATACCCGATTCTTTACTATATATATTTTGAATAAATATCTTATTACCTTGAGTCAAACTGCGGTTGTTTTTAAATCCAAATTTTCTAATATCTTTCCCAGAAATTGATTCTTCAATTTTACTTTTTCCACGACCCACATACCCACTAACGTAATCATTTAGTGTTGTATAGGAATTGTTAAATTTCATATAAATATTGTGGTCAAGATTGTTTTGAAATAAAATAATTGTATCTTTGTAGAAATCTTGGTCTATTGATGTAAGATACATAAACTCATTATTATCATGCACATAAAATTTAATTTGATTGTTGCTAGGTTTTACTTTTTTTACTGTTAGGACAATCTGTTCACCTCTAACATTTTTGAAATACACACCAATATCAACTATAGATTCAATCGTATAGTCTCTCAAAAGTTCTCTTCTCAAAAGACTGTAGGAATTTATATGTAAAAAGTTTTTTGGAATAATAAATGATATCAATCCACCATCTGAAACCATTTCCTTTGCCCTTAATAATGCTGCAATAAACAAATTATCTCCATTGTTTTTTACAGTTCGTGCAAATAAGTAATCAAATGTGTCAATTGAATTGGTTACATTTAATGGGGCGTAAGGTGGGTTTCCTATAACAACATGATATTTTTCTTTTATGTTAAAAGAATGCAATATTTTACTGTATGGATTTGAAATCGAATCTAATACTTTTACTTTTGCAATAGGCACCATCTTTTTCGCTATTTTGATTGCACCTTTATCTATATCTGTTCCGTAAATGTTTTTAAATCCTAATTCTGCTGCAATTGACAAAAATGATCCTGTTCCACATGTCGGATCTATTATACGTAAATCATCTGTAATTTGCAGATTTAATAATCGATATATGTTTCTTACAAGATCTATATTCGTATAATATATACCATTCTGCTTCTTATAATCTGAGGTTAAGCTTTTCTCATATTCGTTAGATTCATGTAAAAATTCTTTGCTAAGTTCCATGCTACACCTCCACATATTAATCTTTTAATCTTAAACGTTATTATACCAAAAATATATATAAATATAAAGAGTAGTTTGATAATAGTATTTTTATACTATAATTTTATTCAATAAAACCGACATTTTATTGATTTGATTATAAACATAGTTTCTTGACACATGTATACGAATAGAAATCTCAGTAATTGATAATATTGTTTCTACAAGATATTCAATCAAAATTTCATCCTTACTACTTACGTTTTTTTTTAAATAATGATATTCTCTTATTTTTTGACTAGATTTTTCGATTTTAGACTTAACTTGATCGATTTTTCCAATTATAAACAACAAGTTATCCTCTACATTATTCCTAGATGAACTAGATCCAATTGAGTCATATACAACTGCCTGGTATCCTGTTAATCGTGATTGATAATAGTCAAGTTTCTCTTCTAGTTCCCTTTTATGCCTTATAGCTTTTTTAACATCATCTATCCACTTGTAAAAAGGTGCGTTTAAACCAGTCTTCAAACTTCTCATCCTTTCTGTTTTCTAGATTCTTAAATCTTTCTAAGTTATTTAATAAAGATGTTTTCATAAAGTTGAAGTGATCATCTATTTCTGGGTTAGGGTCTTTGGCATATGAAATAATATAGTTTGTTCCACTTAATACATTCTCATATCCATAAGTTAGGATTGCTGATTCAAATAGATCATTATACCTCATGATTTGTCCATCAAATTCTTTAATGTATTTTCTTTCAATTATTAATTTAGTAAGAAAGTGCATTTTGGGGAACCCATAAATGCTTTTATCTTCTTTTATCTTTTTATCTCTTTTACTTTCCTTTTTACTTTGTTTTTTAATGTCAACATTAACGGGGTTATTGTCGACATTAACTAATGAATCATGATATTTATCCTCGTTTTTTTGCATGCTTAAAAGGACCCCTAATTGTTCCATGGTTTCGGAATCTAACAACCAATACTTGTCGTTCTGAATATTCTTTCGTCTCCTGGTTGAAAGAATAAATTGTTTCTGAATAGATACCGAGGTAATAACACCCTGTAGAAAGAGCGCTCTTTCAAAGAGTCGAAGCTCAACACAACCGTGAATTATCTCCAAGATCTTGTCCACCTTTATCCAATGTGATCCTATTTGCTGATGCAATAGAATTGCTAGTTCCTGTAATGGTATCTCTAAGTAATATCCTTCTCCATAGACAAGAGTCAAGATTCGAATATAAATTGTTGTACCATAAGGACCATACTGATAAGAGAGTGACTTCAGTTTAGGATCATCAAAAGCATGCACGTCCCAAGGAAAATACTCAAGTCCTTGTTTAAATGGTCGTGCCATGTTTTGTACCTTTCTATATATCAATAAACCGACATTTCACACCATATTGAATGTATATTCATACATACTTGTGAGTATATTCGTGTTACCGTTCACAAGCATTACTGGTTAAAAGGAAATGTCGGTTTTATCGATTTTAGTAGTTCGAATTTTTTTCTTTAAATTTGTTTAGTTCTGCTTCAGTAACTCTCCATTGGTTACCGAGTTTAAATGCTCGTAATTTGCCTTGTTTGATGTATTTGAGCAACGTTCTTCTAGATACACCCAGGATATCAATTAAATCACTGAGCGTATAATGGTTTTCTGTTTCGTTGTGCATTTTTTGTCACCTCATATTCGGATAGAATTCTTTCAATGAATGTTATCCCGCTTTTATAAACATAAGTCCTGGTAGAGATTAATATAGTTCCACCTGCGACTGATTTCGTTTCTACGACTCTAAAGTATTTACGGTCACAGTACTCCTGGAATGGTTGATTACGATCATCTAAGATATGCGTAGCTCTAAGTATCTTAAACAACTCCATACTGCCTATTCCTTTAAATTTTAGAACGTCATGTGCGATATCTAAATCTACACATTGTGAGGAACCTAATAATTTGTTGATATATTTAAGCTTTGGTTCATTGATTTTCTTATCTGTCTCAAGGACACTATTTCTTACTTTAATATCCTGATATTCATCTAAGAATTTTATTACTACATTTGGATCGTGAAAGTCATCTACTTGATAGTCTCCAAATTTTAATAGTTGTGGTAATACTATACGATATAACCAATCATTAATCATTTGAGCTTCAGCTTTTTTTGAAGAAAACATACATGTACTGATGTTATTAGCTGATATAAAAAGTCTTTTTGCCTTCCCTTTTTCGTCTGGAACTTCAATTGTCTTGATTTCATTTGCTGGTATTTTAGTTCTACATTCCTGTACATTTTTGATATCAAGAAGTCTTGCGATATCAACCAAGCAAAAATAAGGTTGATCCTCTACAAAAGATGTTCTAACGACACCATACTCTGCATTTGAAAATTCCTTAATCATAACTTATCCTTTCTTATTTGCGAGTTGTTTTACCAAACAACGTATCACTAATCTTCCCTTCGTAATTCTCTTTTCTTCTATTCATCTTGTGGATATAGATTTGTGTGGTTGCTGGGTCTTTATGTCTAAGCAAATGTTGTGTGCTTTCAATGCCTGCGCCTTCAAGTAGGGACAACGTTGCTGTCGTGTGTCTTAAGCTATGTGCAGAATATTTTGGACTATCGATGCCTATTTGTCTCAAGTATTCTTTAACTACAGCCCGAATTGATCTTGTTTGCATTCTCTCTCCGTAATTCGTATGACCATGATTAATGAATAGTGGTTTGAATTCATCGGAACGTTTTATTAAATATTCTTCAATGATTGCGTAAACTTGTGGTGATAATTTTACATAAGTATCCTTATCATCATGTCCTTTTCCCATTACAAATAATACCTGGGATTCTTCAATAAAATCGATATCTTCTGTATCTGATCTTTCAACTTCAATTGTCCTTAATCCGGTTGTAAGCAACAAACTGATTAAAGCATAATTTCTTTGACCTAGAATATCTTTTCTAGCGTGCAGCTCAGCTCTATGTAAAAGCTTCTTTGAGTCTGCAACCGAGAGTGCTTCACGTTTAAAGTTTGATTCAATCTTCATTCCTTTTATACCTTCTGCGATATTAGGTCCATATCCCTCAATATAATACCATCGGTAGAAATTTCGAATGACAACAATGTGTTTCTGAACTGAAGCAGCTTTTAGTCTGTTTTTGATGCGTTCACGGTAATTCATGACATCATACCTAGTTGGTAAGTTAGGAAGATTATCAATATATGAAACATACTCTAATAGAATCCTTTGGTAGCCTTCTTTCGTAGCTGGTTTAATATCAATATATCTAATATACTGATTGACTCTGTCTTTTAATGATTCTTGAGTATTCATATCATTACCTATTCCGCTCTAACTGCTGCTATTTAGATCTTTGTATTTATCTATATACTCTGATTCAAATTGCAACAATCTATCTGCATCCATTTGAAGTGCCTTTGTAAGTCTTAGTAGCATCGATACTGGAAGTTTGCTTCCCCTATTACCATTTTCAAGTTGATAATAATAGTAATGAGTTACATCCAGTTCCCTTGAAACTACTTCGACCGACAAACCGAGTTCTAATCTGCGTTCAAGCAGATAGAATCTAGGTAATGGTATCTTCTTCTTTTTGGATATTTTATTCATGTTTTCTACAAGCAATAGTGTTTCCTCCCTTAGATGAATTTTGATGGTGCCTATATTGTATATCAAAGAATGAAAAGTGAAAATATATTGTGCAAATAAATCGTTATGAGAAACAAAGAGAGTTTACTTGATATATAGAAATAACGTATTTACACTATATTTTTAAGTTAATGCATACAATAATATTGACAACGCTACATTTGTTGTCATATAATTATTGATAATATGCTACAAAAAGGAGAATATTATGCAGAGCTTGAACACTACTGATGCATTTAATAAATTATTTATAAGCGAAAACTTAAAAAGACTTAGATTATCATACAACCTTTCAACAACTGAAGTTGGGAAGATTATCGGCAAAACTAGACAGGGTTATTTGAATTATGAAAACGGATCTCGTGAAATTGGTATCTATGATTTAATAACATTATCTGGCTACTACAATGTATATATTGATGTCATTGTAGGGAATCCATTCACTTTAAGAAATGAAAAGTTGCTAGCATTTAGAACATTTGAATATCTTGATAATGAATTGAAGGAAGTTATGCCAATTACAATCTCTACCGTTCATGATGATGTTATATGTGTTAAGTATGATGATTTGAAACTTAATTTCTTCTGGAAAACAAACACCAATCAAAAAGGGCATGAGATGATCTTCGAGTATTATAACAAACCTTACATATCAAAAGTTTTCTACAATACAACTGGTGGTGGACATTTCTATATTAATAGTGAGCCTTTCTATTTTAATAAAGCACAAGCAGAAAGTATAGTATTTAAAGGTGTTTTCATGTCTGAACTCATAAAAATAACAGATATACCACACTTCTTTTAACGATTGTGCTTAAAGCTTATATATTTATGGTTTGAAATTTGTTATACTTGATTCCGGTAAGTTAGGAAATATCTATATGAACATTCTTTAATTTTATCCTTTCTAAAGGAGTTGCTTTCGGGCAACTTCTTTTTTTATTAGAAAGGACAGCAGATGGACGACAATATAGAATTTCAACAAAAGAAAATGATGCTAGATGAATTGTATAAAGCCAAAAAAATAAGCGGTACCGAATGGTATGACGCTTTATCACAACTTATAGCTGAGTATGATCTGGATAAAGAAATAAACTCGCAATAAACTACTTGCTATTTATTGCTTTTTGAGTGATGTATATAGTAACGAAAAGGAGGTGCATTATGTTAGAAAAAAGAGTGTTTGTCATGGAACCCGAGCAGATGATTCATGAAGATTCTAATGGGATGCCAGTTTTAAAGTCAAAAAAGAAAGTTTGTGCATACGCCAGGGTTTCTACAGATTCAGACGATCAGTTAAATAGTTACCAAGCACAGATAGATGAATTCACGAAAAAAATACAAGATAATGAAGAATGGGAATTTATCAGGATGTATGCAGACGAAGGAATTTCTGGAACCAGCATCAAGAAACGTCCAGAATTCTTAAACATGATTGAAGATGCACGAGAAGGAAAAATTGATTTAATTCTAACAAAGTCTTTATCTAGATTTGCTAGAAACACAGTAGATACATTAACAATTGTTAGAGAATTAAGAAGCATTGGTGTTGAAGTGTTCTTTGAAAAAGAAAACATTTATTCATCAGATACCAAAGTAGATTTTATGCTAACAATCTTTTCCTCAATTGCGCAGGAAGAAGCTAGAAACATAAGCGAGAATGTCAAATGGGGATTTCAAAAAAGGTTTAAAGAAGGAAAAGTTCATATCAACACAAAACGATTCCTTGGATATGATAAGGATGATGATGGAAAAATCATCATTAATGATATTCAAGCAAAAACGGTTAGAATGATTTTTGATATGTACATTGCAGGTTCCTCATTAAAAGAGATTGTTGAATTCTTGACAGAAAATGAAATTCCAAATGGTCGAGATGAGATCTTTTGGACATCTGCTACAGTAAGCACAATCCTCACCAATGAAAAATACTGTGGTGATGCAATACTTCAGAAACGAGTAACCTTGGATTACCTCACACACAAATCAGTTAAAAACAATGGCCATGCTCCAAAGTACTATATCATGAACAATCATGAGCCTATCATTCCAAGAAAAAAATTCGAGCTAGTTCAAAGTTTAAAAACCAAAAGAGGTAAAAAGAAAAGCACTTCGAATTATGGTAACAAATATGCACTTAGCGGAATGGTCTATTGTGGTGAATGCGGTAAGGTTATGAACCGCCATTACTACAACTACAATAAACCGACTCAAAGGATAGTGTTATCCTGTAAAAACAGATACAAAGATCCTCATGTTTGTAGCAACAAACCAGTTGATAATGATTTGCTAGAGAATGCCGTAATAGAATCAATCCAAAAACTTAATCTTCATAACCCTAAAATTGTAAATGATACACTAAGCTTAGTAAAATCTAGTTTAGATTCATCCTATATGGAAATGGAAATCAAAGAAACACAAAAACAAATTAATACTCTTGAAAGTGAAATCAAAGAGATCATCAACATAAACGTTGGCTCAATGGTCGAAAATACAGATTTCTATAAAGCAGTCTACAATGAAAAGAAAGCTTCTTTGATCCAACTGAAGGCAGACTTGCAAAATAAAAAAGGCTTACTTATCGATCAGCATCTTCACGATGAACGGATTCAACAAATAAGCGAATTTTTAAAAGGTTATACTTCTCTTAATAAGAATATACTCTTAGGAGTTTATAAAGCAATTATTGCAGTTAGCCAAAATGAAGTAATCTTTGTAATGAGTGATAGCAAGCTTTCTCAAAAAGAAATTCAAGATAACATTGAAACCTATAAATCACTAAAACGAATCGAAAGTAATACAATCGTTAATTTTGATGCAAAGCGATCAATCACTTATCACATCGTAAAACATAGTGGTAAATAGTAATGAAAGTTGTAGAACTGTTAGATTTAGAGTCTTATGAAAAGAATCAACAAAAAAAGAACGTATGTGCATATGCAAGAGTTTCCTCAACTAAGGATGTTCAAACAACTTCATTTGATTTACAAGTTGAAACGTATACAAAAATGATACAGAGTAATCCTGAATGGAATTTTGCTGGTGTCTATGCAGATGAAGGAAAAAGTGGAACCAATTTAGTCTACAGAGATCAATTTAACTTGATGGTTGATTTAGCTAAATCAGGAACCATCGATATGATAATAACAAAATCTGTATCCAGGTTTGCAAGAAACACCATAGATTGTTTATCTGTTATTCAAGAACTAAAGAGACATGGAACTGAAGTGTGGTTTGAAAAAGAAAACTTATCTTCATTTGATCCAAAGATAGAATTCGTTATTGCTGTAATGGCAGGTATGGCTGAAGAGGAATCAAGAGGAATAAGTGAAAACGTGAAATGGGGAGTACGTAAAAGATTTAGAGATGGAATTGTACCCATGGTAACTTCTCAAATCCTAGGTTACGACCGAGATGATAACAACAACATAATTATTAATAAGAAAGAAGCCAAAGTTATCAAACTGATTTTCAAAATGTACTCAGAAGGCATATCCTTAAGACTAATAGCTGAACATTTGAATACATTAAGTCTAAAAACAAAATATGGAAATAAGGCATACTATGAAGGTGCAATTCGAGGGATTATTAATAACGAACGATATACTGGAAATGCAATACTTCAAAAATCAATTAGAAAGAAAGTAGGCGATCGTTCAGGAGATAAGAATCAGCAAACTCATCCGAAATACTACGTTCAAAACTCACATCCTGCTATTGTTTCTCAAGAGCTATTTGATGAGGTACATAAAATAAAAAATAAGCGCATTCTTAAATACAATCATATCCTTGATAAAAAGCAATTAAAAAAAGTCGGTACCAATCGTTCTGAATATGCAGAGTTTGTCGAATGTGGAATATGTGGCAAGAATTACCATTTCAAAGTAAACAATAAAAACACAATCTCAGAAAAAGAAATCCTTGTATGTTTTTCAAACAAAGTAAATAAGAAATGTGATAATGATGCTTTATTTATAGAAACCTTTGATGAAATGCTTATCTCGCAAATAAACAATATCTTAAAGCATAAAGATGAGTTCCTAAATAGCCTTCGTAAGGCTTTAATGATTCATCCTGCTATCATTGACCTCAATTCCTGTTTGAAGCAAGCACAGGAAAAATTAGACGAGTATGACGCGAAGTTAAGGAATCTCATATCTTCTTCTGATGACTTAGATAAGCTTGTACGAGATGAGATAATATCACTTAAGAATGAGACTGAATTAGATCTACTTAAAAGTAAGAACGCTTTATTAACAACTCACAATATTTCATCTGTTATTAAAAAAATTAAAGCATTGCTTAATACGCATAAAGTACCGATAGAAAGCATAACAGATTTTTCATTTAGAGATTTATTCACAAAAGTTATAGTACACGATAGAGATCATATTGAATTTGTGATAAATGCATTTCAGAGCACCTACCAGAAAAGTGTGTATTCCTTTCCATCAATTGAGACTGAATATATAATTCGCAAAACTAAACACAAAGCACAAAGTGTAATTAACCTTTATTAAATTATTGAAACCAACAAGCCTTTGTATTATAATAAAAGAGCGACAATGTCGCAACTTATCCCTTACATAGCATGTGTGCAATTCGGCACACATCCCCTTCCTAAGAACCGCAGAGATGTGGTTCTTTTCTATTGCAAGAAACTAGTATTATATTAAAAGTTCAAATCTCATCAACCGCACGAAAAACTCGAATTTTGCAAAAGTTCAACCCCCCTATGACAGATAACACTAAAGCACATACAAAATCACTATAAATTAGTGTTAACAATAAAGAAAAATCACTGATTTCGTATTAAAATACCTACAAAAAGAAAAAAGTTTATCTCCACTTATTCGCTAAGTGGCGCGCTTAAGCCACTTTTTGAAATAGAAATAAACTTGGTATAATTAAGATGGTGCGGTTGATGGGACTTGAACCCACACGTCACTAGGACACTACCGCCTGAAGATAGCGCGTCTGCCATTTCGCCACAACCGCAAATAGCAAATTAATTATATCAAATTAAATTAAGATAGTCACGTTTTTTCTTCTTTTTTTCATTTGTTATCTATAGCTTCTAACTATCAATTGTTAAGTGATAATTCAACCAAAAATCACAAGAAAAAATAAAGAAATCACATCATTTTATGTTGAAAAATGTTGTTTTTATGTTATTATTCGTATTGCATATTCATTACGCTCACGAAAGGTGGTTATAGTACATTGA